CATTTTTTGAACTAAATTAAATGTTTCAACATCTATAATAGCACTATGATTACCTTTATAAATACGCTCTTTATGTAGCACATACCCAGCATAAAATGGTCTGGTTAAAATAACAGCTATTTGATTTGGGGATTGCTTTTTCCTTCTTTTTCCTACAAGCCCCTTTTCTTTACATATCTTAGACACTTGATTTACGCAGCCTTTTTCAATAAATGTTTCGTAAATAAACTTAACTTGTTCAGCTTCTTTCTCATTCACTATCCATTTATTTCTGTCAATTCTGTCATAACCTAATATTTGTGCAAAGTGTGGATGCCCTTGTTCTGCACTCTCTAACAGCCCTAATGCTACATTTTCCCCTATCACTTCCCTTTCAAACTGTGCTGTAGTCCCTAGTATATTCAGCATTAAACGCCCAACCGGAGTTGTACAGTCGAACTTTTCTGAATAACTTATCAAATAGATATTTCGCTTAAACAACTCTTCACAAACAGCTGTCAAGTCAGGTAAATTTCTACTAAATCTGCTCAACTTCCAAACAATAACAGCTGAAAATTTACTGTTTTTAGCTTCATTCATCATTTCGTTAAAAGCTGGTCTATTAGTTGTATCTTTAGCTGAAACACCTTTTTCTCGATAGATTTTATAAACAGTATAACCTTTTTGTTCGCAGAATTTAACAAGAATTTTTTCCTGAGCAGACAAGGAGTACCCCTCCTTTGCCTGCTCAGCTGTGCTAACTCTTATATAGATAGCAACAGTTTTTGTTGCTATCTTATAAATCATTTTCCGCATCTCCTAATATTTTTTCGATTTCAGCAAGTCTTTTTAGTAAAGTTTCTTTTTCTTGCAATAATTTTTCGATGTCGGTAGCACTTTTAGTAGCAATTATTCCAGTTTTATCTTCGAGCTGTTCGAACAATTCCCTCGGAAAGCCTTTTACTTTTATTTTCATTTCATCAGAATTCCAAGTTACACGAGGGTGTTTTGCAGAGCCTCCACGACTGCAAAACTCACCTTCAATAACTATTACATTGTCAGCAAATTTTACATTCCATTCGTTGCAAACTCTTTCACAAAGTATTACATCACCAATTTTAATCGCATTGTCGAAGTACAATTTCTCTGCTACATTTAAGTCAATTGTTAAGTCTACTTTTTCAAAATTCAGACCATTATCTCCATAAATTTTAAGACAAAGCTCTCTAACCTTTTCTTCGTTTTCGCTTGCAAAACACCAGTATGGAGAAGCCCACTTACCACCTAAGGCCTTTGAAAGCTTAACAAATCTTTCATTATAATTCGACTTTACCTTTATAACATCATTATCCTTAATTATTTTTAACATATTAAAATCTCCTTTCAAAATAGCACTTGAAAAGAGCTTTAATATCTGCTATAATATCGTTGCAGGCTCTCTTGTGAGTGCTGTGTTGTCAAGTGTAGATTTTCTAGTTTCTCAGGCTTTAAATCTGCACTTGTTTTTTTTTATAAAATTATCTTTACTCTTGCCATTATTTATGATATAATTCTTTTGAAATTTAAGGTGGTGGCAAGTACCACCTTAAATTCATTTTTTCTGCTGGCCTTGCTTATCTATCAAGCAAGGCTTTTATTTTTTCTCTTGCTTCTTCAATGTCCTTGCAACCGTTTAAAATTTCAAGTACCATTTTCAATATTGTTTCAAGTACGAAGTTACTCATTTCTTCCATATTTTTCTCCTTTCTGACACCTGCCGTCTTATTTTCAACCGTCCTCCTTTCTATCGTATGCTGTTTATTTTTTTGACCACCTCCTTACTACTCTTATAGTATACCATCTTTATACCAAGATGTCAACACTTTTTTTGAATTTTTAAAAATATTTTTTAACACTAAAAAAGAGAGAGTGACTCTCGTCACTCTCTCTTTTCCTTTTCCTTAACATACTCAAGCAAATCGCCAACCTCGCAGTCCAGCACTTCGCATATCTTCCCCAAGTCTTCTACACTTATATACTTGATATATTCGTGATAAAGTGCATTAATAGTATTTGGTCTAATATCTGTCTTGCGTGCTAGCTCTGCTTGTGTCATCTTTTTCTTGCCTAGTATTTCAGATAGTTTAATAACAACCATATAAATATACCTCGTCTAATTATAGCAATTCGGCTTAATATACTTATATTCTTATTCGTTATTATCTATCGTTATTCGTTATTTTAATAGTTCTTTATTAAGACTTCTTTGTATCTTTCACTCTTGCCTGTTTTCGCCTTTAAATTGTGATTTCTTTCAACTTCTATAATAGTATAGTCCTTGTATAGCTCCCTTACAAGTTCGCAATCGTTATAGCTTAGCAAGAATTTACCCTTTATAGCCGATAATCTCTCACTTAATGCCCTGTGTTGTTTCTCGCCAAAACCTGTCTGATAATACCCCTCTGTACCCACATAAGGAGGGTCGCAGTAGAATAGTGTATTCTCTCTGTCATAAGTCTTTATTAGAGCCTCAAAGTCCTTATTTTCAATTACCACATTTCTAAGTCTTTCAGCCACTTCTGTTAAGTATATCTTAGAATCAGCAATATTCTTTCTAGCACAGCCGAAGCTGGTCTTATCTCCACCAAAACTAGCTTTAATTATGTAGAAGTATCTTGCAGCTCTTTGTATATCTGTCATTCCTTTCAGATTTTTGTCCCTGTAATTAAAAAATTGTTCTCTGCTCGTGAACATAAAATCCAATTCTTCTTGTAATGCAGTCGGGTGATATTTAATCACTCTATACAAGTTAATAAGTTCGCTGTTTATATCGTTAAATACTTCTAGTTTGCTTATTTTTTTACCAAATAGCACCCAACCAGCACCACCAAATACCTCTACATATCTTTCCACAGTTTCCGGAAACTGTGTTATAATCTCCTTTCTGAGTAATTTCTTGCCACCAATCCAACAAATAAAACTGTTCATCATAGTATTATAATCTCCTTATATAAATAGTATTGAGGTATATTTATATGAAGATTAAAACAATAATGATTATTGACTATTTTTTAGTAACTGTAATCAACTTAGTTTCTTTATCATATCCAATATTAAGAAGTTCAGATAAATCTCTAATCTTAACATAAGTAAAACCATCTTTATTTATAGCGTCTACCGTTTTAACAGACCCATTAATCTTAATATTCTGTTTCACTACTTTCTCCTCCAATTTGCTTTTAAATTCGCTCCATTTGGCATTATTTGTACTATTCCCACACCAATAAGCCGGGCATCTCTTACCGTTCACATCAAAATGCCTTACAATATTATTAATACTAATATTGTACTTTTTCATCAACATTTGTGTCAATTCTATTGCATTGCTTATTGTCTTTTCGCTAGGATAAATATTACCGTTTCTGTTGTCGTCGCATATTTCTATGCTTATACTGTTGGCATTTGCACACTTGCCATAAAGTGTACCTCCTCCAGTCTTATTGCAGTCTGAATACTTGTTCCCTCCTACGCTCCAAGCGACATAATTATCAGCAACAGATTGCACTATATAGCTACTGTCTACGAAGTAGTGTGCAGAAGCTCCTCTGTTACCTCTAGCATAATACCTTGCATTGCTTGCAGCAGTATCACCGTCGTTTGCAGTATAGTGTATTACTATGTACTTTATATTGCTTGTCTTCCTTGCATCGCCGTAATTGCATCGCAATGCACTTAATCTACTTATCTGTACCATCTGTACCACTTCCATTCTTATCTCTTAATTGAAGCAATACATCTTTAAGCTGTTGTGGTACTGGTGTCATAACAGCCACATTTTCTAACAAACTCAAACCCTCATTACATATGAAAAAAGTAATTACTACTTCTCTCAACGGAATATTGCCACCAATTACATTGTTTACAATAACTGCTGTTGCAACTACCAAATAAATGGTTATTTTTTTCAATACGCCTTTGAAACATATTTCACTTGAAAGAGTTTTTGTATAAACAGCTTTTATAAGTCCAGTTATAAAATCTATAATTGTTAGTCCTAAAAGTGCATAAATAAGCACATCAGGTTTACCAAATATAAAAGATAAAATTCCACCTATAAACGCACCTACAACAGAAAAGTCATTAAAAATCTTATCCATATCAATTCTCCTCCTCACTTGTTACTTCGTCATTTACTCCACTAGAATCATCACTGTTGGTTACAGTTACTGTACTAGTACTGTTAATAATATTGCTAGTCTGTCCATATTCATATACAGAATGTGTAGGCTTTATAGCAATATTAATCTTAATTGGTGCTATGTTCCCTCCTGCCACAAGACTTACGCTATTCGCAATTTTAGTGAAGTCTATGTGTCTGCCAGTATAAGTTGCTCCCCAAAAAGTGTTATTCATAACTCTAATCTGTGTTAAGTTCTTAAGACTATTAGGATTATCTGCAGCTATAACCCCTGTGTTATCACTATTAGCACCTGTACTTAATGTCATATTTGTTAGATTAAATAAGCAGCCCGATATTTCTACATCTGATATTATCTCACTTGTAGTTGAATAGAATTCAATCAGTGGCAGAGTACTTGTTGTACTCATTAAGTTTGAGTTTCTTGTTAATTGTATATCTTTAATACGCACATAATTAGATTCTATTGATATAATATATCCTCCAGAAGTATTAATAATCTGTGTAGCCCCTCCTGTACCTTGTAGGGTTATAGCCTTATTGAACAACAATCTCTGCGAAATCTTATAAGTTCCCGGCATTAACCGAATTATACTGCCCTCCGGCACACTATTTATAAGATTTTGAATTTTCGTTGCGTCGTTGATGCCGTCACATTCCACATCAAGATATTGTGTCTTGCTACTGTCTTTCACGCCTACTACATAGCAGAACTTATTAAAGTCAGCAACAGTATTCTTTAATTCTTCAACATCAGTTTTCTCTGCCTTAGTGGAAAGAGCAGAAAAGACTCCACTACTTGTAACAAGATTTGTATTTTCACTTGCTACAGTATAAGCAACGCCTTTAACAGCAGCATCGCCTAGCCCAAGAGATTTCCTTGCACTAACTGCTGTTGTCGCTCCTGTTCCACCATTAGCAATAGAAAGCGTGCCTGTTATTGTGCTGTGGGTATGTCCCACATCAGCTTTGTTATTCAACAAGTCAACAACAGAATCGCTACCGATTTTAAGTTCTGCATCGGCTTTTATAGTGCTTGCATTAATTGTAGTAGCTGTTAATTTAGGCACCTTAATTCTTGCATTTTCCCCTCTGCATACTACTTGTTCCCCGTATAAATCAACATAGTTACTGCCGTTCTTATCTATTCTAGCAACAATGCCTGCGTTAGGCTCTACAGGAACTGGCTTTCCTGTAACATTGTTGCTGTACGCACCTACGATTAACTTTCTGCTGTTATCATCTGTGCCGGCACTACCATCTATTGTTATAGCACCTGTTGCTTCATTAAAATGCAGTGCTTTATCATACCCACTAAGTTCAATGTCCCCAGTTTTAGTTTTTAAGCTGTCTACAACATATATAGTACCTCCTGTTAGTTTGTCTGCGTGCAAATCAGGAAATTCAGCTCTACCATTAGCTAACACTCTAGCTATAGTAGTGTCTGCAGATATATCATCTTCTGTTAAGTTGCTACCACTTTGGCAAGGGTCAGTATCCACAAAGTTAATACCGCCCTTAACAATTATAGAATTGTCGGTCCTAATGTGCATGCCGTCTATATCAGCATATTTCTTGCCTGTGTTGTCTGTATAACTAGGCGTTGTAACCTTGCCTAAGCTCTTGTTTATAATGTCTAATTCATTTTTTACAGCGTTTGAAATAGGCTTATTTAAGTCACTTGTATTGTTTACATTTCCAAGCCCCACTTGTGTTTTTGTAACCTTGTGTGGGTTAGCTGTACTGTTTGCGTGAGATATACTATTTTTTTCAACTTTATCTATTACAGTATCTACTATATCCATGTTAGCATTAATGTCTGCTATATCTGCCACATCAGTATAATCAGGCTTGTTCAACTTATAATTTGTTGTCTGTTCCATTATTCAACCTCCATTTCAAAATTAGCAAGTGAAAATATTTCTGTATCTTTGCAGTTAATATTTGTGTAACTAGAATTTAGCTTAAATTCACTTATATCACTTACTCCGTCTGAACTTAAAGCAATATTTAAGAGCTTAGCATAACTAAGCTCTGTCTTGTTAAAATTTACTTGAGAAAGATACTTTTCAATAGATATTTTTATATTTGCTAAAGTATCATCTCCTGATAGAATATTGTCAAGTTCAACTTTACCTGCGACGTTAATTTTTTTAACTCCAGCACTAAATACTTCGCATACCGCACCAATTGGAGCTACACCAGAGCCATCACCGTTTATATTCGGGTCAATATAATTTTGTACCGTTTTGACTATTGTGTTATTAGCAATACCACCATTGTCATTGCATATGTATAGATTAACTTTATTGGCAACCGTATTGTCTCTTGTTGCTTTAGCACTACCAACGCCTGTACATTCTCTTGCCCACAGTATGTAATGTGCTTTATTTCCACTTGTTGCCGGCATAGATAAACGAAGGTAATATCTATCTCTTAAAGCATCATCTGTTTCTTCGTCAGACCCGCCCTCTATGGGTTTAGAGTTTGTAATGCTCTTTATATTGGCATTAGATGTTACCATTGTTGTTACAGTATTAATTGCTGTATTACCGTTTTCTCCTGCTATTGTTGCAACAATAGGTACTTCAACATTTCCATTAATCTGAACATCATTCATAACTTCGTATTGAATATCTCCTGCAGAAACAAGAGTCCCTGCGTATATAGTTCCCTCTCCAGTTACATCAATGTAGCCTGTTGCTCTCTGTGCTGTTTTCCTTTCAAGGTCTGTCCATTGTCGTACATAAGCATCAAGTTCATCACCTTGTAGATTTTCGATGTTCAGCTTGTTTGCTGTATCAGTTAGCAAATTTAAGAGGTCAAATATCTTAATAGCAAAAGCCTTAAACAACTCCCAAAGCCAAGTACCTTTTATCTTAGAATAATTGTTAGGCATCTCATTCAACATATCAGATTGAATATCTGATACTTCTTCATTGTAATTCATGAGCTTTCACCGTCCTTTAATGTTACCGATTTCTCTTCTGCATCATATTCAATTTCAAGTCCTAAAATAGATGCAATATCTCTAATGTATGAATAAGCATTTCCGTTGTAAATTTCTGTATGAATGTCTAGCAAAACCTTTCCACAACCAACTCTTTTTTTGTCAGCATTCCACGTCAAATCACGTCCTAGAAGTATAACAATATCCCTTGTTTTAACAAGATTACTACCATTTATATTTGCCGAACTAACTCTAGCAGCCTTTTTATTGTAATAGACTGTTATATTGCTAAAAGTTGGAGTATTAGATATTGTTTCTTTCTTAGGCTCTGTAAGAAATATGTATTCATAACATTCTACAGTTGCTCTTATATTTTTTACAGTATCATAATTATACTTGTAGCTGTTTATAGCAATAGCTATGTTTAATATTTCTGTAAGATTATCTACAATAACTAGCCTTGCTGGTATCTTAGCTGAGCTAACATATTCAAGAAATTCAATAACTTCTAAGCCATTACCCTTACAAAATTCATATTCCCTAGTAGGTAAAAACAAATCTAAAGAAAAACTCCTCGGCTTTTTATTACCAAGGAGCGTAAGTGTTTTTGTATGGGTTGTTATTGTACTGTTTTCTATTTCTTGTATAATATTAGGTAATGTATCAGGCACAACTGGTAACTGTACTACCTTTTCATTATTGTTATAGCTTAAAAACATTTTAATCGAAGTCATCATCAAGCCCTCCTAAAATAGTACCACTAACACTTTTAGAAATGCTTTCCCAAGTATAAGGTAAAAGTTTTTGCCAAGTAACGCCTTTAATTTCTCCCCAATTTACATGGTCATACTTCAATTCTAAATCTAGATGATATGGCATCATATTTTCAACAGTTCGCTTAACTATAGACAAATACTTATTATTTTCGCATTTCAGAAAGTTAATTATCACTGTCATATTTTTAAATTCAATTTCAACTTCAACCCCCGGAACCGTATTTGCTGTACTTTCTAAAAGTTCTTTTGTCGCAGTACCTGTTCCAAGAAGTCTTGTTTTAACATATGCCCTGCGTTTTTCCAAATCGTCTAACTTTTTATTTAGTCCCATTTCCTTTTCTTTTTCTTCTAAATACCAAGTAGCATAATTTAAAAAAATCTGTTTATAGAGGTCATTTATCTTATTTTCTATTTCATCTAATTTTTTCTCTACAGCATTTACAATGTCTTTTGTTACATTGTCTTTTCTGTAAATTTTATTAAGTAATTTAAGCATTTCTATAACCTCCCGTAAGAATAAACTCCTGATGTAACCTTTTGTCTTACTACGCCAACTTTTTCATTTTCGGCACTAATCTGTGTGTTGTCCCCAACATATACAGCAACATGATACACCTTTTTATTCTTTGCCCAAAATATTAAGTCTCCTTTTTGTTTATCCTTAGCTTTAATTTTTGTGCATTTGTTATATAAGCCTTGTGCAGTAAGTCTAGCAATCTTAATTCCTGCCTTATTGAAACAGTAATAAACTAAGCCACTACAGTCGAAGCTATCCGGACCACTTGCACCCCAAACATAAGGCTTTCCGACTTGATTACTTAATACAGTGTATAAAGACTCAAAATTTGCACTTGCACCCTCTGTCTTTATTTCTTCTCGCTGAATAACTTTGCCTTCTGTGTACTTGTTGCTAGGAGCTTCTTTTAAGTATTCTAAAGTGCAAGACATTGTATGTATACAGCCATTCAGCTTGTGACTAACTGAATTAATTCGAAAATAGTCATTTATCCCCAAATATTCATCTACAATGTGCATAACTCTGCCGACTCTAGCTTTATCGTGACCAATAAAATCCATTGTCAACTCTCTTTTTAGCTTGTTTTTATCTTCAAGTTCATTTTTAGCAAGGCTTTTGATGTTTTTATAGTCATCACTGTTTACATTGTAATTTTCAGCTAACAAACCATACTTTTTGATGTTTGTTTCATTACTTATTGTATATTCCATAGCTGGCATATTGCCAGTTGTTTTAGAATTTACAACAGCAGTAACCCTGTTTTTCATACTTTCAATAGAATGGGTATATTTGCCTCTGCTGTGTGCTTTTTTGTCTGTTATGTCAAATTCAGCAACATTTTCAGCGGGCTTAAATAGATAGTCGAGAGGTTCATCTGGTAATTTAAAAACATATATTGATTTACCTCTTAGCTCATAGTAATACTTTTTTCCGTCATTGTCTTGCTGTATTTTTATAAGCTCTTTGATAATTTCATTTACATTTTTTATATAAACACTATCAACTTTCGCTGGCATATCACAAATACCACCCACAGACACCCCAACTTTGCTAAACAATGCTTTTAAACAATCTGAAACACTTTTATTTTTAAATTGAATTACAATATCATTTTTGTTAAGGTAAAAGCCAAAGTCATAAGCCCTTATGTTTCTTTTAGGATAGTCCCTTGAAACGCTTACAACAACAGCCCTTATAAGTTCTCCGTCATCATTGCTAACAACAATTATATTTCCTGCCACAATGTTTTGATGACTTATATATCTGTCTTGTGCATCTGGAACAGAAAAAGAGAGAGAAACTCCAACTGTGTCAAGGCTTTCATCCCAAGATAAATCTTCAACCAGTTTTGTTATATCTTCAGCTGTATTGTCCTTATGCAAGGTTACCTTGTACATTAAAATCACTCTCCTCTAAAATCGTTCCATCCTTGAGAATAACAGTAAAAGATATAGTCAACCCCTGTCTTTCTCTCTTACCTTGCCACCCAGTTACAGAACTAATTTTGGGATGCTTTAAAAGTTGCTGTATAACTTCTCTTTTAAGTTCGCTGTTAAGATAACCCATTGGGAGAGTTCTTGTGCCTAAATATCTGTAAATTGAAATGCCAAATATATCAATTTCTCCAGTTAAATATATATCATATATGTTAGCCTGAGTTCTAAGTACATTCTGGATATACTGTTTAATACTTCCAACTTCTGAACATTCTTTTAATATTCCATTATTTAAAATGTGTTGCCCTGTTTTGTAATCAAAAAGGAAGTCAGTTCCGACTTCCTCTGTATCTTCAATATTATCATTTTCAACAAAATTTTCAGGGAACATATTATCCCTCCATATCTGATAAAAAGAGCAGTCTTTTCAGACTGCCCTTTTCTGTATTTAACATAATTTTTCTAATTTTTCTTGTAAAGCTTCCTGTAATACAGCAGAAAAATTAATATGTTGTCTTTCTGCCTCTACATTTAACCAATTTGGAATTGTACAATTCTTTCTTACAGCTTTATTGTCATATTTCTTTCTGTATGAAAGTAAATCTACATCAACTAAAGTTACAATTTCACCATCTTTCGCTTTAATTTCAAAGTCCGGAGCAGGCAATTCTTTTCCATCATCTTCGCAATCTATAGCCATTAGAGATATAGCATCCCTAGCCATATTAATTGCTTCACAGTAATCTTTTCCCTGTGTATTACAATCAAAAGCAGGAACATATACAAGAATACCTTTTTCTGTTTTGCTCATAATAACTGGATATACGAGCTTCATAAACACACCTCCAATATATAGCTGTTTTGTTATAGAATTTAAACGGCTAAAGCAATAACATCTAAAACACCTCCTAAGACAATAATATTAAATAAATTTTTTGAAGAGTTTTCAATTGAGGAGAAAAGGACTATTTAAGTCCTCTCCTCTTGATAATAGCTTCAGCTAACAAGTCATTCATTTCTGTATGTCTAGGGACAGCTTCGTTTTCCTTGCCATTTGTATAAATATCATGGTTTTTACCACTTCTTTTATACCACCATCCGTTAGCTTCAAGCTTTTTAAGAAAATCTCTTCTCTTCACTTTTGGGTTTGCCTCCTATGTTAATTCTATATGTATATTATACGCATATTATACGCATTTGTCAAGTTTTTTTGAAAAAAATTAATTATTTTACATATATATTTAAACCATTTATATTCTCAAACTTTCCTAAAATATAGAGGCTTTGATTATCATTTCCTGCCATACACACCAATTTATCACCTATCTCCACAGGATATTCTTCTACATATAAATTTCCACTTGTTGTTCCAGTATTTCCATTTATAATACCTTTTACAGCAAAAAATTCAGTAAAATCCAATCCGACACCTGAATAATAAATTCTAATAGTAATAGGGGTGAGGCTTGTTACCTCACCCACACATATACCTATCTTCGCAGGATTACTTCTGCTCTGTATTTCCTTTGCAAGCCTAACATAACTATCCATTAGTCTATCTTGGACAATACCTTTATTTCGGTGAAGGTAAATGGCATACTTCTTGTAGCAAGTTTCTTAGCTTCATAATCAACAGGAGAAATTTCTGTGAACTGCACACCTGTAATCATATAGCTTTCGCTCTTATTAGTGTTAGGGTCTGTAAGAGTAGCTACAATCTTGTAGTCAGGTGTAGTACCTTTTTGATAAGCTTCAATTAAGTCAGCATCTATCATAGTGTTTACTCTTGCACCTTCAAGAGTACCTTCACCGTCATAACCTACATAAACATGGTGTGAACAGTAGTCACCACAAGGGCTAAAATCCTCATATTGACCTGTCATCTTAATATTTACTTTGTTGATTTCAGCAAGAAGGGTGTTGTTTAAAAACACCTCTCCACTAGTACCTTTTAAGAATTTGTTGTCGTCAAACATTTTTCTTACCTCCTACATTATTCTAATGTTACAGTAAACTTTAAATTTTCCATACAGTTAAGGATTTTAATATTACCCTTAACAAATACAGTCCTTTTATAAGCCATTGTTTTAACTTTATTTTCGCTCCATTCTTCAGCTTCACTCTTGCCTGTGCCTACCCAAGCAGAACGCTGTTCAGCTACATCAATTTCAGCTCTGTTGTCGTACTCGTCATCGAGAATATCCTCATTGGCAAGCTGACTGAAGTACTGATTTACAGCACTAATAAATAAAATCTGATACTTGTACTTATTTTTAAACTTACCCTGATATGTGGTCTTAAATACTTTATAGATGTCATCTCTAATTAAGTCCATAGCCTCTACTGTTTCGATGTACTGCATATCCTCTGTAGCAGTATTGCCATTAAGTGTTGTAAGAGAGTTACAGCCTGTTACAATTCTAACGCCACCAATGTCATTTGTTAAAACAAGCTGACCATTATTTACAGCTGCATCAATGTCAGCTACCTCAACAACTTCCTTAAGGTCACTACATAAGAAATTAGTACAGCCTTTAGTAACATTACAAGAGGCTACAATACCAAGTAAGCTAGGTAAGTATTCTACAGCCAAAACAATATTGCCTGCACTGTTACGGCATCGCTGATTAAAGTATACATAATGCTTACAATCCTTATTAGCAATAGTACCTACTGCCTTGTATGTCTTGCCAGCGTTCTCCTGTGCTTTAATCCAAGTAGCCAAGTCTTCCTGCATTGCACCCTCGCTGTATGTTACTTCAATGCCGAACAGCTGATAGTCTTTACTACCTCTTGTTATAGTGTGTTCACCCTTGTCAAGGCTTACTGTTACGATGTCCTTAAAGTCAGCACCACTAGTATCAGCTTTTATAGACTTGCCGTCAATTAAGAAATCTCCGGCATTGTTCTGCTTGCCATAAATTAAGAATGTACAGCTACTCTTATCCTCCGGTACAGTAAACTTAATTTCACAGTTGTTCTGTATCTTAATAGCTGTAGTATAGGTCTTGCCATTGTTTTCCATGCTTACAGTTGGAGATGTATTCGCCCATACTGCTGTAGTGTCGCCATAGTCTACGCCTATGTCATTAACCTTAGCCCCTGGGTTATAGTATACAGTCTTAGACTCGTCTGATGTTTCTATATTGGAAGCTATCCAACCTGTACTTCTAGTGCTAAGAATATCTGCTGTAAAGTCAGAAAATCTAGTTCCGCTCTCTGCAATTACGACACACTCATAAGGAGCATAAGCCATACAGTTCTTAATCGCTTTTAAGTTATCAGCTGTATAAAGGTTCTCGTCAATATCTGCTACTGTCTTGTACACTTTGATGCTAGGGTTAAGTTCATTTAACAGCAATATCGCTGTTCCTCTTTCACTTCTTGTCATTAATGTAGTTGCTAGCTGTTTAAAGTTAATTTCAATAGTTGGTCTTGTTGCCATCTGTGTTACCTCCTAAGTTATTTATTTTCTAATTCCTCCATAGGCTCAATATTGCTTTCGTCAATAAATTCAGTACCTATTTCGAAATTAAAACTACAATTCAATATTCCGTCGTCTACTTTTTCGAATTCCAAATCGTCTACATATACTGCACAACTGTCTTTAATGTACAAAGGCTCTAAAAACGAGTTTGAAACCCTGTCTTCAATTTCGAATATTTCAGCCTTACTTCTTGTTCTGTCCCTAGCATAGTAATAGCAATTAAAGTACACCCTTATTGACCTTATCCTTGAACTAAAAAAACCAGTCTTAACCGTATTCATAAAGATTTTAAACGACGGTCTTTCAACTGGTTCTTCTATGTCACTATCCAAGAGTTGTATATTTGTACTTTTATTTATGCAATTACATACAGACTTAAAAATATCTGCTAAAGTAATAATAGCTCTCACCCCCTGTTAAGTGGCTCTATAATAGTATCTGTAAACTTATCACAATCTCTCTCGTAAGTATCTTCAAAGGCATCAGCAGAAGTTTTAAAAGTATGGTAAGCTTTAGTTCTGCTTCCCGTCTGGGTAGTATGCCCTTGTTCTACCAAATGCCCATGATAACCCGGAGCACCAGTGTATACTCTTATAGCATCAGCCCCTGTTCCATCGTGTTTGTAGTATTTTCCTCGCTTAACGCCCTTAAAGTAGTTACCTGTTTTCTTTTTTACTGTGCTTTTTGCAGTTTTGAGAGTGCGATTTTTAAGTTTCGTTCCCTCTTTCTGCATAAACTTCTTAATCTCTTTAGAATATAAGCTTTGTACTGCGTTCAAAGCTTCTGTCATCTCGTCAAGACCTTCGATTATAAAGCCCATATTTATACCACCTTTATTGCATCAACGACCTTGCTACATACCATATCTCCAAGTAGTTCAGCAGCATTTTCAAGCCCGAAAATATTGCCTTGAACATTTACAGATATAGAAACATTTGGCGAACTGTTCATCATCTTCTCGCTTTGGGAATGTGGATATATCCTTGTACCTTGTGGTAAGTCTATTACTTCATAGCCATGTTCATTGATAGTTGTAAGTCCACCACCAAAATAAGTAGAACCTAATGCACTAGCTTTTGTGGTTGTAGTTTCTTTCTTATTTCCACCATTGTTATTATTGTCATTAGTGCTTACAGTACCTGTTACATTAATAGGCACTTTAATATTAATACTCTTGCTAAGAGTGTCTACTACTAAGCTTCTAAGCTTCTCTGATGCTGTTTTTGTTTTGCTTTCGTTAGCCTGTATTCCTTTTACAAAACTGTCCCCGTACTTCTTAGAGCTTTCTAATATTTTAGTAGTGTCAGCCGATAATACAGTAGATAGTGTTGTAATACCATAGTCTTTCAAAGCCTTAGCATTATTGCCTACAGCACCTATTGCACTGCTCTGTATAAATACATTAGCATAGCTCTCAGGCACTTTTTCCATACCCTGCATAGACTTCTGTAACTCCTCTACTGTAGGCATCATTTTCTCGTAGAACTCGCCTATGTGCTTCCTTGTCTCAGGAGCTATCCCGTCAAAAGCAGTTCCTAAATCCCTCACGAAAGCACTTGCTACACTATCAGACATTTCCGCACTTCCATTAGCAAGCTGGTCTGTCATTTCTTTAAGATAGTCACTGTTCCAACCACTTAATGTACTCTTTAAAGCTTCACTTACCTCTGGAAATGCCCCCATAATAGCATCATTTTCGAACTGCAAGCCCTTTGTTGCTAAAGCTCCCATCTTCTCATTGTAAGCGTCATTGGCTTCCTGTATAGCTTGTGCCATCTTGTCAGAGCCATCTTCATACATCAGCTTAGCCTGTGCTATTGCATCTGTTCTAGCCTTGCTGTATGTTTCTTTTAGATTATTAATTTCCTCATTTGTCGCATCAATAAGATTCTGAAAACTTTCCTGACTTAAATCTCCTGCTTGAAAGTCTAGTTTTAATGTTTCAAGCTTTGCCTCACTTTGTGCTGTAGCAATTTTTTCTTGTATTTCAGCTTGTTGTGCCATAATAGCAGCTACAGCCTCTGTGCTGTCTAAATCCCAATTATGTTCATAAGCATTTTTTGTTGCATTTTTTAAATCTTCTCCAAGCTGTGTAGCTTGTTCAGATAACTGCCCATAATAGCCATTTGCATCTGCACTAAAGGCATTACTGAAGTCAGAATTATCAAATAACAAACTCATATTTAAAGACAAACTGTACTGCTTATCCTTTATGCTTTCTTGCAAATTTGCTACATACTCATCTACAGCAGACATATAGTCGTCTTTACTTACACTTCCACCGAACTTAATTTCAAAATTCAGCTTATCTAGTTTCTTCGCCGAGTCGGAAGTGCTTTCCAAAGAATTCTTAAAATCCTCTGTCGCACTATTAACACTATCTACCTGACTTATAAGTTCACTACCAAACACATTCTTAACAATACTAGAGCATTCTTCAGCTGAAAGAGTTATATCGCCAAAATGTTTTGCGATGTCTGCTTTTTCCATATGTTTTTTCCAGACCATTACTCCTGCACATATCGCAGCTATTCCAGCTACAATCCAAGTGACAGGACAAGCAAGTAGGCTTGTATTGAGAGCAGTTTGGCATACAGTCACTAACTTCTGTGCAGTAGTAAGCCCTGTCATAGTGCCTTTTAGCTTAACCATAAAATTAGTGACCTTAGTAGCTACACTAAAAGCCTTTAACCCTGCAACAACTGTTCCTCCTGCAATAGCAAGCTCATCAAAATTCTTAGTGCAGAAACTTACAACCGGCTTAATTTTATCGAAAGAGCTCTTGCAAAAATTAATTGCTTTTTGCACCTTATTATCAAGGATTACAGCGAATTTTTCAGTTGCAGAAGGCATTTTTGATGAAAACCAATTAAAAAATTGCGTTATATAAGGCTCTAACTTCTGTCCTATAGCAATCTTAAAGTCATCGGTTGCCGACTGTGCTCTTGCCAATGCACCACTAAGATTGTTTGTCATTGTATTTGCCATAGAGTCCAAGGCTCCGTTACTGTTCTGTAATTCAGCTCTAAGATTTTCAAACTCCGTCTTGCCATTACTAGCCACAGTAGTTAATCCTGACATAAGTGCATTTAATGTAGTAAGCTGTGTCTTGCCCGCTATCATAGTAAGATAATTGTTTCTCTGTTCTTCTGTCAAATTTTTAGTCTTATCGTTTAATTCTAAAAGAACATTAGAAACACCTTTAAACTTACCTTCGCTGTCATAAGCAGATAGTCCCAGTGCCTGCATTGCCTTATAACTTTCACCACTATGTTTTGTAAGATTTACAAGTGTGCTTTGTAAGCTGTTACCTGCTTCAGACCCCTTAATGCCTCTGTTCGCTATAATGCCGAGCAACGCTCCACTTTCGTCTAAACTTGTATTAAAATTCTTAAATGTAGCACCACAGCCGATATATGCTTCTTGCATTTGTGTAAGAGTAGTATTACTCTTATTCTGTGCTCTTGCACACACATCTAAATAGTTACCTAATTGGCTTGTCTGTAAGCCCAATGCTGACATACTGTCTGTAACAAGGTCAGATGTAGTAGCAAGGTCTGCACCTGTTGCCTCTGATGCTCTAAGTATTGGCATTAAGCCATTCATACTATCCTCAGTGGACCAGCCTGCAAGAGCCATATAGCTTAAAGCATCTGCACTTTCCTGTGCAGTTTTTGTTGTACTCTTTCCAGCCTCTCTTGCAGCACTTTCAAGTTTCTTGTATGCTTCGGATGTGGAATCAATGCTTAATATACCAGCCACATTAGACATACTCTGTTGAAAATCCTTATATGTATTTACAGCAGAAGTAGCAAATGCACCCATAGCAGCTGCTCCTGCTGTAGCTGTTGCGACTGCCGTCTTTGCCAGCTTTGCAAGTCCCTTGTCTATGCTTTCAGATGCAGTATTACAATTTTTAAGTCTTTGCTTAAATATAAGTGTCTGCTTTCCTGCCTCTGTCAGCTTCGGCGTGAACTTATCTGTTAGATTAAGTATTGTATTAATAGTTTTCCCCAACTCTTGCACCTCCTAATACTCTCAATGCTCCATTCATTTCCTTGTACCAGAGCTCCATACTCTGCTTATAAAAAGCTCTTTCTAATGGAGTTAATGAGAGTAAGTATTCAGGTTTAATTCCCCGTACAGCATAGAAAGACAGCATATTTAACTGACTGTCTTTCTCTATTAGTTTTTTAATTTTTCCTCTGCATCTTCTTCATCATCATCAAAAAACTTAATTAACTTAATACCAATATCACTTATTTCATCTACATCAAATATCGCCCTAACTGTGTCGTACGGATATTCAACCTCAATGCTTTCCTGCAACTCCTTAGAACGAAGCATAGGGCAGCTATCATAAATAAGTTTTATCATACCCTCAATCATATCCACATAACTTCCGGATTTTACCTTTTCAGAATATTCAATTCTTGCAGAGTCTGTTGGATTGTTAAATGTAATATTGCCCCCAAGACTTTCGATATAAATATCCTTTGTGGCTATTTTTTTTCCGTCCTTTGCCAGCTTTTTTTCTATAAGCTGTTTTAAAGATACCTTAATTTTCTCCATAATCTTCGTCTCCTTCAATTATTAATTTACAATAAAATTCAATTATGTCGTTCTTTAAATAATTTGGCATAAAGTACATTACTTCGTACTTCTGCCCCTTGTACATAAAGTACATATCATTTCGTGTCTTCTGTATTGCACTTTTTCTTACAGTAATTTTATGTGTTATGTTGGCATTAATGCTATTACCGTCTAGGTCCTCATTCTTGCCACTCTGTGGCACTATCTTAGCCCATACCGAACACATTTTTGTATACTCAAATGTAACTTCGCCGAATTCATTTTTTGTTTTTTTCTTAGCATAGCAATCTATCCTGTTTCTTAACTCTCCACTATTCAACTTCTGTCACCTCGCTACAATATTTCAGCTGTAACAGTAATGGAGTCAGATTCCCTAATGTCTTTTCGTAGCTGTTATTAGTAAGCTCCCTATTGTCATAGGCATTAGAAACGAATAATAATAAATATTTTTCAAAAATCGGATTGCTTTCCTCCGGCACAAAGCCTATTGCATTTTTGCAATAGGCTTTGCCTTCGGCTATTAGGCTTTCAATGAGCTCGTCTTCTTCTGTGAACTCTTTTTCAACTCTTAAATATAGTTTTACTTTATCTAGCATATATTATTTATTCCTTTGCAGATGCTGTTGATGGTTCTGGGATAATAACTCTAACGCCTGCTTTAGCATCTACCTTGCCTACATCAAATCTTTCAACTGCTCTTGTGAATACAGAATACTGCTTAAAGCCTGCTTCTTCGCTCACAGCAATTTCAAGGGTCCTTCTATCGTAGAAGTTGCAGTAGCTACTTAAGTCACCAACCCAAAATTCTAACTTTTTAGTATCGTTACCATATTCACTGTCGTTAAGCTTTACGATTTCGTACCCCTTAAATGTAAGCTTTGTTCCGTCTGCTAAATTCGGTTGTAAAAGTGGTCTACCGTTACTATCTTCTAAGCTGTCAAGATAATCGAAACCTGCCTGATTAGTGTAGATTTTAGCATTCATAGCAATAGCAGTATCAAGTTTTACATTTAATGCCTTAGATATAGCCTTGTAGTCAGTACCTTCTGTGTACTGTGTAGCTTCTTTCATAAGTGTAACAATAGCATCGTTTTCACTGCGTACTGCTCGCTTTGCAAAGTGTTTATCAATGTAGCTAAGCAAATTTGCTTTTTCATCCTGTAACAACTGTTTTGAGATTGGAATAAGAACACCTTTTGTTTTTACTTTGTAAGAGCTCTTTGCAAATTTTGCATCTTCCTCAGCAATGTCACCCATTTCATCAAAATCGATTAATTTGCCATTACTCTCCACCTCCACAGGGAAAGAACCACTTAACGTAGTTACAGGCACTACATTACAATACTGCTTTAAAGAATTAAGACTTCTCTTTAATTCCTCAATCTGTGTTCTCTGTTCCTCTGGTACTAAATATCCACCGTCTTCCCCAGTTTTTTCCACAAGTGACATTTCCGCATCAGTCAACTTCATTCCTTTTACAGCCTTGTTAAAGGCTTCGAGAGCATTGCCCTGTCCAGTTGCAATCGGTGCAAAGTTCCTGTTCTGTGGCTCATTAATTCTGTTTTCTACTTCAAGTTCTTTCTTTAATTCGTCAATTTCCTTAACAAGGGCAAAGGCTTCTTCAATCTTGCCTTCTTCTCTAAGTCTTACCATTTCCTCTTTCTTTTCCACAATGCTATTGTTAATTTCCACAATCCTGTTCATTTTTCGTACCTCCTAATAATAATTGTTAGTTATTTATAATTAAAGCCTTAGCTTAATTATCCAGTAACGCTTCTGTTATAGCTATCTCCATTTTCATTTTTTCAAGATTATTATCATTTTTTTTCTTATTTTTCTCTGTTACCTTAATAAATTGGTTTCAAGACATTCGCAATCAGACAGTTGTCAATGCAGATGTCAGTAAAGTCTCCCTTGCTGATAACGCCTGCATTATTTATAAAATAACCAGCATTGCTACCTCCATTGAGATCACTTAAATCTATTTTTATATTCTTAAATAGCTCTACACAATCTGCGTTGGATAGCCAAGCTTCAGAATTATACAACTCTCTAACCTTTTTTTCATCTTCGCTGTTAGCTAAGCTGTTTTTATAAATTTCAAAAATGCAATCTCCTAGCTTGTCTAAGTCATCAGCTGTTTTCCTAAGTTCATCCGAATTACCTACTGCCCTTATCCAAGGTCTATGTATCATCAGCACAGACCCTATCGACATTACTATTTCATCGCCTGCGAGAGCTATAAGACTTGCAGCACTAGCAGCTATACAGTCTATATGTGTTACAGTTTTGCCTTTTCGTTCTTTTAGTAAGTTATAAATAGCTACTCCGGCATAGGCATTACCCCCAGGGCTATTAATATGTATATGTAATTCTTTATCCTCTATAGCCTTTAAGAAGTCAACCACAAACTTAGGATATACTTCTGTATGCTCCATATCGTCATACCAGTCGGTGTACTTTTCGCTACTAATATCCCCATATATATACATAGTCGCTATGTCATTTTCAATCTGCACGCTATCGAATACTTCTTTAATATTTACTATCAATTTCAGTCCCTCCCAAGTAGTTCTCTATGTTCAAAATAATAAACCTGCCCCTTAAAGCCCGTCCCTCCCGGAACGCCTGCGTAATCATGAATAGCTCCTGTATCGTCTTTAACACAACAGCCTATTATAAGCATTTCAACAATTTTATTGTTTGATATTACCTTGTGTTTAGTTCCCACTCCAAATAAGTAATCACCCATTGTTATCATCTCCATTCTTGTCTATCTTATATTGCTTTCCAACATCCTTAATTGATATATAAGTACCATTAACTATATTAGTATCTCCACCTTCTGTATCAGGTAAGTTTAATTCGTGTCTTGCTTCATTTATGTTATATATACCAGTAGTAACACCGGATACAAGACTTTCAATTTGACTCTTAAAATCACATCTTAATATGCCCTTTACATTTCGCTTTGTAAAATAGCCTTGTTTTATTTCATTAGAACTAAGAAGTTTGTGCGTATCTTCTTGCTCATACGAATTAAGTATGTACAAAAGAGTATCTACATAGAAACTTAAGTTCTGCGATTCAGAATTAGAATAACTGCTCTTTTCATAGTTATTTAGCTGATTTGGCTTAATACCAAAGGCACTTGCTACTTCTAATGCTGTAAACTTCTTAATCTCTAAGAATTGTATGCTCTCTAAGTTTATATTAAGAGGTGTCATCTTCATTCCCAAGGGCAGAGGTATAAACTTGCCATAGTTATCTGTACCTGTGGCATATTCCTCTATTTTTTTTATCAGTCTTTTTTCTGCTTTATCGTCTATATCTCCCACATACTCCAGTACTGCCTTACCGGTCACACCGTTTCTGTAGATATTCCTGTTCAGGCTGTCGGCATCTTTTTTGGCATCTAGTGTATTGTGCAATATATCCCTTATAGCCATTCCACTAAATCCGTCAGCTGATATAATACTGCTCCTATAGTGCAATACATCTTCATAGCTGAATATAAACTGTCTACCAGAGCGTGGCTCTATATATCTTATATATACCTGTTCTCTAGCCCCCAACAATCCTTTATTGTCTATAAGTATTGTTGTGTGGTCAGGGTTTAGTGGATATAAGGCTTTAGTATATATCTTGCCACTTCTGTCATGCCCTCTCTCAATCCAAACAAAAGCATTTCCATAGTGGTTGCGGTAATATTCTACTGTAGCATTATACATAGCAGCTGTCATGTACGGGTTAGGTCTTAGTCCTATTACAGAATTTAAAGGGTGTTCCACTTCAATGATACCCTTATCTGTATGCCTGTACACTTTGTTGTTTAGCTTACCTAAGCTCTCACTAAGTATTTTTATGCACACAAAATAAGTTATCTCACTTAAATCCTTTTCCTTAGTTACCATTCTGTCACTAAAGAAGCTATTTACTTCAGATATGTTAATCTCTTGTGTAGCACTTGTTGTTGTACTTGCTCGTATATCTCTTACTATCATTTTTCTACCTCCTAGAATATATCTAAGTAGTTGTTTAGGCTTTCCTCATAGTCGAATTCTCTATCAGCAAACATTGCACCAATAGCCATTACCATCGCTATAATACCGTCTATTTTCTTGCGTGATTTTCTCTTGCTATACTTTACATTACCGGCATCGTCTACTGTGGCGACTGTATTTTTCGCCATCCAGTTCAGACAAGGATTATTGGCAATTACTATTTTTCTGTCTATTAATAGTTCCTCAAAAGTGTTGATTGCTGGCGACATTGACCTGTACCCCTGACCGAAGTCAAGCATATTAAAGTTTTCACTCAAATCTTCTTTTATCGCTGGGCTTCCCCAACGGTCAAAAGCCAGTATTTCATTATTAGCTGTATTACTAAATATGTAATTTCTAACTTTCTTGTAATTAATATATCCTCCCTCAAAAGAAGTAATATACCCTAACTTTTCCCATTGCGAATAAGGTACTCTGTCATCTCTTTCTTTGTCATCTATTCTGTCACAAGCCACAAATAGATGAGGATATATAATATATCTATCTCTCAATTCATCACGAAAGCATTGTACATAAGCTGTAATATCACAAGTCGCAGACAAGTCAAGCCCTGCCGTATTTGGTAAATCTTTTATTTCTTCAAACTCAACATTTTCAACACATTTGTTCCACAAATCCATATCAATAGCATTTTCAATCTCGCTTGATATGTGCTGATTTAATATAAATCTTCTAAAAAATCTTTCGGCATACTTACTCAGCTTTGCCCTTTTTGATAAAATTTCAATATCGGACCTACCACGAAATACATCTAGTGCTGGATTTGCTTTCAGCCATTGTCTTTCATCTTCAACATCACAACCCTCGTCAGCTTCATAAATTGCATAATAAAAGCTCTCATCGTCAACCTTGCCCTCTGCCACAGCTTTTGCATAGTTATATTTTTCAAACTCAAGATTATTTAAGTCTTCCCCATTACTTGCAGTGGTTATTAAGATACCAAGTGGCTCATCAAAAATTCCTTGTCCAGTTGTAAGTCTTGCGTACAAATCCTGATTTTTAAATTCGTGTATCTCGTCTAAGCAAAATACAAAATCTGCGTAAGAGTTAGCATTACCGGCATCTGAAGATATAACTCTTAGATATGTATTGTCCTCTTTCCTGAACACCTCTTTCACACTCTTTCGTATTTTGCAGTATTTTTCGAGTGGGGTGTTCTCTACAAAGTGCATCACTTGGTTAAATAACAGATTGGCTAAGGGTCTGCTTACAGAAGCAAGTATAAACTCTCCCCCATATTCGGCTCTAAAAAAATATATGTATACAAGCACAAGCCCCACAACAAAGCTTTTACCGTTCTTTCGTGCTACATCAATAAGTGCTTCACGAAATCTTCTCTTGTTGTCAGACTTTTTTCTAACACACAGAATGTCTGTGC